CCTTTGATGGTGAAGGAGTCCACCTCGTAGCTGATCTCTGCTGCACCACCCGTCGTAGAGTTGATGGTGAATACGTCGGCCAGTGTGCCAGCCACAATAACGCCAAAGCGTATCTGACCATCTTCAGATCCACTGGTTACATCCGTAGCCTCTGCAGTAATACGAGCGAACTCATCTATATTTCCAGCAGAGTCAGCCAGTTTGAACGAGAGGTATATCTCATCCCCGTCAGCCCTAGTTGAATTGGCTCCGCTGAATACCGCCACCTGATTAGCCACGGCATTCGTAAGATTAGTCAGCGTCAGCGCAGGCGTAGTAGCCGCATCGTTGTTGCGGGCATCAATCTCTTTAACCTGGATCTGGTCATCCCAGTTACGATAACGAACGCTTGCACCAGAGGTAACCTTGATATCGTAGCGATCTTGATCTGCCTCGCTAAACGCCCATAGCCCATCACTGTTCGTAGTGGTGGAGGCTTCCTCTGTGGATGTTCCCGTCTCAAGCAACTGGACAGTAGCGCCACTTACAGCACTCCCTGCATCATCAAACACATAGCCCCTAAAGTTGATAGCCATATTACCCTGCACCTAATCTAGAGTGATCTCTGTATCGCAACGCCTCGGTCACATAGTAATCAGGATCTTCAAACAGATCGTCATCATCGATAAAGATAAGAGACTTACCTTCTCCAGCTAACTGTGCCCGTGCCATTCTATCCCTTGCCCCTGTCTCGACTCCGAATTGATAGTGGAAATATACTCCCTGTATGTTGATTGCGAGGTCTGGAGGATTACTGAAATCGAAGTCAATGACGACACCACCTTTCGTGATCCTTCCACCAAGAAGCGGGGACTGGTACGTAAAATCCTCACCTGGCATTTTGCCAGCCTTCCGTAAAGCTTCATAAGCGATCCATTCTGGAGCTGATCCCTCCCATCCCTGTGGTATTTGTATTGTTGCTGGGTTGATCGCCATATCCAGATATCCCAATAATCACTCAACCACTATGACCCAATCTAAATCCTGGTTGTTCGCACTCGCATCTGCATAGAAATCAGCAAATGGAAGTGACGCCTGCGTATCAAGAAGATTTATCTCGACGCTATCGTTCGCCGATAGCTCGTAGCCAAGCGTAGCTGCAACACTAGACTCACCGAAATACACCACACCACTGTTTCCAGTACGCGCTGATACCTTGATGAACTTGACCTTACTCCTTGCATCGGGAGATCCCGTAGCTGCAGAGAGGGCAACTCTCGTTCCAGCAGTAGATACACGCGATCTGTTGGCGTAGAACTTCATGGCTCCACCAGCGTGATGGATGTCGTTCCACGCTCATCGTAACCTGAATATTCGATACCCGTGGCTGCTCGCACATCCACGTAGTAGTTCCGTGTGCCACCGGAATCATCTCTGAAGGTGAATTCAGCTAATGTCGATTTCTCTATCGCCGTAACAAGTGCGGCACGAAGGTCAAATGGAGACTTCCCTCTATGTTCCCGGTTCAGATCTATCTGTACCTGATGCCCCCACTTAGCCTCAAGTTTCTTCCTGAATACCAAGACCATTGACACAACATCAGGTGTTGTCTTCTTGTTAGAGGAACCACGAGTCAGCGTAAGCTTGAATTTGATGGATCTGAACTCAGTGCCTGTAGGAGTCGTGCTATCTGGGAAAGGATAGGTCGTTGTTCCATCGCTCGTGATAGTGCCAAGCGTGGTAAAAGACTCGGTATAGTCAGTTGCGTATTGAACAAGCACTGTATTGTCGGAAGAAGCATCTTCTACTTCAACCTTCAGTTGCATGGCGAGCTTGTCTACCTCAGTCTGGAAAGCATCGAACCAAGGCGTCTCAAGAAATCCACTCGTTCCGTATTGGAACTCTGGAACCTGTGACGGGTTAACGATGTCTCTCTGGAGTGCTAGGTTGTACACACGCTCGTGGAATCCCCACCAAACACGATAATTCGTCGTCCCCGCAACACCAGATTGCAAGTTACTGACGTGCATAGAATCGATAGCTTTACCCGCAGTTGAAGCTACCCACTTCGTCTCCCATCCCATCTCGTTGTAGCCAATGATTGAACTCGACCCCGTGCTAGGCTCAATGACCATCGCTCCAACATGGTTTTTCCCTGATGAGTAATTCTGCGGTAGATCGGTAGCCGCTATAGAGACAGGAGCTGTGGTCGCATCAATGCCAGCGAGGAGTTCGTTATGCGTTCCAGCTAACATCAGAACCGAACCGCGATAGCTGCTTGGCATACCGTCATCTCTGTCAGGGCCAACAGGAGTAATGACAGCGGAATTGCTACCATTGATGTACTTGTATATCCCTAGACCACTGGGGATGTAAACGCTATCACGCCATTTCTCAGTCCCGCGCCCGTTGTCAGGATGCGTTGGAAACGTCATCTGCGTTTCTATGAAACGAGAGTTTTCGGCATCATGTGCAAATAGGCCATCGAGGGTCGAGGCGTAGATGATCGGTGTACCAGCAGCGTTACGCGCTACGAACAGCGCCGTAACCCACCCATCTGGAACAGGGAGCTTGCAGTCATTCGTTTCTGTTCCAATAGTGTGGGCATACCAGAGTTGTCCCGTATGATCTATGCCCCACAGACGATCGTCCCATACGGTCAGATACTTCGCATCGGCTGTATCTGAAGTCCAACTCGACCCATCTGAAGAATAGGTGTAACCGGTGCCACTTGCATCATAGTGTGCAAAGACCAGATAGGTCGTTCCTCCAGCATCGGTGAATACGGTGCTATCGGTAACAAGATCGGGGATCGTAGCTAATGATGAACCCCAGCTATCTGATGCTTCGGCATACTTATGGACATAATTAGGGCCACCGCTAGTGCCCCATACCGCATAGATATCATTTCCAAGTTCATTGATGGCTCGCACTTGAGAACCAGAGGTTACGCCACTGACTGCTGCGGTCTGCGTCGCTAGGCCCGGCAGCACGAGGTGGTTGTTGTAGCGTAGTTGCAAGGTGCTATACCAGGCACGGTTAACGTCGGCTGCACCTGCCATACGCTCTTTACCGATACCACCACGCCAATCAGACCAATGGACTATCGACGAGTAAAGCTGTGAATCCTTAGACGTATCGCCAATGACAACCTTGCTTGGATAGATAGAGGCAAGGACGCTTTGTATAGGTCTAGCTAAAGGATAGTAGACGCCATTCAGCGATATCTCATTGTCATCGACAACTACTGCAGCCATTATTCAACAAGCCTCACATCCACAAGCATTGGGAACGATCGTTTCGCTTGCTCTGCAAGTCCAAACCAGAATGCTGCACGTTGTGCAGCGGAATCTGGATCGGTGGCTGCCCCTCCACCTACAGAGGCAAGAGCCATGCCTGTGGTACGGGTGATGACGTACTGGTCATCTATCTCGTTGCTAGTGGAGTCATCTGATAACAGGGAGGGCTTTGCTCCCCCGACAAGTTTGATAAGCCTGTAGCCCAAAGCACTTCTGCCATCATCGTGAATGATCAGGTCTTTCTGTTGCTTATCGATGTGCCAAGATCGCCTGTCGAGCTTTGTCCAGATAGACGTGTCATGGGCAACCACCACGATGTCGTCGATGTTGATGACACATGCACCAAGGTCTGAATCGTACTCAAGTCCAACAGAGATAATGGCGGTATCTGTCTCTGGATTATCGAGAGACATCCTGACAAATGTCCAAGTATCAGCCGTCAATGCTGGTATCTCAAGTGTCTCTATGGGGCTAGCACACGATGCTGAGTCATCAAGCAAGAGTTTCAAGTTGCCTGCGCTCGTTGCTACTGTGCTTTTTACCCACATCTCCACCGTGTCGTACTTAGAAATATCAACACTTGTTATGGAGTCTGATATCAGATCACCCGCAGATGCTCCAGCAGCTACCGTTATCTTGAGAGATCCCGTGCCTTGCTTCTTATTCTGCGTATCAGAGGCTTGGGTAAAGTCACTATCAGTCGCTTCATCAAAGGTGGTGTCACATCGGTGGATAACCTTTGAGGTTACCTTGCTTCTGTACTCAACCCTCTGAATCATCTGCAGAGTGCTAGGAATGTCGAAGCGTGCAGTCGAACCATCACCGTGGAGGGAGATGTTCTCCTTGTAGGTGTAGGTGTGGCCTGTAGCGTCGATGATGGATTGATTGATGAAATCGTTGATACGCTGCGGATGGAACTTATCATCCCATATCTCGTAGGTATCATTCGCTGCCGTTGCCGCACCAGCGGCAGGCATAAAGGTCAACGTGAAGATGTTACTGGATACAGCCGAGTCGGTGACTCGCCTGATTATCCCGTCGTTCGTAGATGCATCAGCATCTTGAAGAACCAGCCATCGGCCATTGAAACGGTCAGCACCACCACTGGTCAGCGTGTTATCAACAAGAGTAGTAGTGCTTCCTGAATCAGAAGCGGTGGAAGTCCTCATGGCTCCAAGGTTGTAACCAACGGACTGCCGTAGCTGCTCCCTCGTTCTGCCCTGGATGACTGCCATGATCTTCTCCTACTACAGCATCAATATGCCTTCTTTTTCTTCCCGTACTTCACAGTAGCACCCATGCGTTTAGCTGCTGCTTTTGCCTGCTTTTTCCCCTTTTCCGTGTACGGGTAATGCCTCTTTCCTACTTTCGGCATCGTCAATCTCCTTATGTCCGTTCCTTCGCAAGCCCTCTACCTCAGCTTCAAGCTCCCCTATCATCCGACGTTGTGCTATCAGTTGAGCCTGCCTTGCGGCTTCAGGCATGATACTGAATAGTTCGTTTATGTCATCCAGTGTCAACTGTACTTCTACCATGTCCCTCATGTCCCCCTAGAATGTCTTTGGATAGTAGATCAGCTTGTTGCTGCTTTCGCGTCTACGCTGAGCGGCAAGGCGGATCTGATCCATCACCTTCCCGATCTCCTTCTTCTCAGCAATCGTAGGCGGACGCTTCTCGTACCGCTCACGCAGCTTCGTCTGAAAGCTTTCGGTAGCCTCGCCTATCTTCTGGTCGAGTTCAGCCTGACCTTCATCAGGATGCTGAACCACGATGACCTTCTCCTCATGGGTAACACCCCAGCGGTCTTTACCACGTAGAGTGAACCTATGGTGCATGATAGGTCTGGCAGTCTCAACGCTTAGTCCCAAGGGGGCCGTCGCATTATGGACGGCCCCATTAGGCACCCAGATATCGTGCATGTCCCTCTTCCTCAGTTCCTAGAACAAGTTCATCAGGAAGACTGAACTGAACTCGTTGTCTACACCAGCTATACCGTGAACTCTTGCGAGTGCAGGGGTTGTGTCTGCACCGACAGCGAGAAGCTGCCCAGCGTGGTTGGAACTTGCACCTACCAGCGTACCGATTGCTGGAGTACCGTCCATCTTGACGTTGGCAATACCTGAAACCTGTACCCAGCCGAAGTAGTCAGCCTCAAGGTCGGCGCAGGTTACGCCAACGAATCGTCCTGCGACCGCTGCGGGCGCAACGATGATGTCCTTGTAAGGACTCTTGATCAGACCAACGGAGTCCGTACCAGCCGTGATCGCAGTCTGGAAGCCATCAGGCTCATCGATTGTGAATGTGCCCGTCCCACTGCTGCCAATGGCAGGGTGGCTCTTGATCTTGTACATCTCGTGCGGAGTGGTAGAGGCAAGGTTTGGCCGGATGTAACCCTCTGCGTAGAGATTCTTGGCTGCTGCCGTACCGCCAAGCGTGATACCGATAGTAAAGCCACCTGCTGCACCACTCGTTGCAACCACCAAGTCGTCGTCGTGGTTGCCCGCCGGAGCTTCGCTCGCTACGACCAAGCCCTCTCCAATGGCACTCCCACCGTTCTCGACGTAACGGAAGACCCGTCCGTCAGGTAACGCCATCGTAGCTCCATAGACCTGCCTCTTTTTAGAGGTAGTCTGCTTTTCAAACCCATATCGCCCACTCTGGATCGCTCCGAAAGACATGATGTCTCCTTTTTACAGGGTCAAGCCCTGCGAACGCCGTTATTTATATATCGCTAGGCACGGCAATCGTTACACCTAACTAGACCTCGACGGTAATGATAGAGGTATCAGCCTCCACCTTTACCTCTTTGGTGCTCTTCTCATCCCGTTCTGAACACCATCTGCACTTACACGCCTCGCCAGGAAGCCAAGGGAATAGGCCAATACGAGCCTTGCTGAGAACATAATCAGGATTGCCTGGAACATTAGGAATTGCAGTTCCTATATCCCAAACAAGCTCGCCTTCGACATTGAGGCCAGGGCGGTGTCGATAGAGCGTAGTCTTTGGAGGCCACGTATCTATGTACTTCAGTGAATACCCTAGCGTCGCTAGCTCAACCTTCTGCTGATTGCGTTCCATTATTCCTGGCATGTCCCTCATGTCCCCCTAGTTATTCGTGGCAAGCGCGGCTGCATCGAAGGTCAGCGGAGCACCACGGCTGTCGTCGAGTTCAAAGACACCGTAGTCAGCCGTCATAACAACTTCGGTTGCCCGCAGTGAAGCATCACGCTGGCGCTCAGTTCGTGTGTCAACGGAGACAAGTGCTGCCATAGCAGACTTATCAGCGATAACACCGATAGCATCATCATCAGAGTCAACGCTTAGGTTGCCATCCTCAAAGATAGCAACATTATTCATCGGGCGAAGACCACTCCAGAAATTCTTCAGGAGATCTGCAGTCCAGCCATCGGGGATCCCATTGGTAACTGCAGACGCAACGGTGGCAGCTTCCTTAGACAGATACGCAACCGAGTTGGGGTGGTGCAGGATGTATATCTGACTCCCAAACTTGTTCGCCTTCGCAAAAGCGATAGCTCCTTGGACGTTGGAAGCTTTCATGAACTTGGTAGCAGCACCCACAGTGGTTCCACCGTTAAGGTTGGTGTACAGAGCGTGGACATCCGTGTCCTTCTTACGCGCCATACCATCACCAAGCTGACGCCCGATGATCGCCATGACGTTAGGAGCACTCTGGCGAACCAGTTTGTCCGTGAGGATGACCTTGGCTCCAACCTCTGAGGCAGTGAGATCAACCGTGGTCATTCCGATGTCTTCCTCATCGATGATGTCAACACCATCTTGGAGGTCACTCATCGACATCTGACCGACCTTGGGGACGGTCACGGTCTTCTCACCCTTACCAAGAGTGAACTTCTCTATCAATGCCATCGCAGGAGCATTGTGCTCCTCTGTGTACCGAGCGGCAGCGATGATCGTCCGCTGTGCATTCTCCAGATTTCCGGTCGTTGCCGTCTGTGCCATCTCGGCACCTCCTCTTTATTGCAGCCCTGCAGCCCGTCTTGCCGCCGCTGCTGCTTGTTCCGATCTGTCACCAGCGTTGTAACGCTCTAACCACGTTTCTTCGTTAGAAGCTGCAGCTACCTGCGATGTACCACTATCGAAGTTCTGAGGTGGAATCTGAGCCTTCTCGTACTTAGAGAGTTTCGCCTCTAATTGGGCGATCCTCCCTATCTCCCTTGCGCGAGATTCCATCTCTTGTGGAGTGTTGTATGGCAACAGTTGTTCGGCGTCAACCCCATGCTGTTTTCCGTAGTACATAGCTGCGCGATACCTACCCTGTTCGTGCAGTTGTGTACGTTGTAGGTTCGACTGAAGCTCCGCTTCGCGTCTCTGGAACGCCTGTTGCTGAGTAACAAGGTGCTCTACCTGGTCATCTGAATACCCCTGAGACTCAAGCTGTTGCCGTGTGGCATTGGCCTCTTCAAGGATCTGACGCTCCATCTGCTGCTGCTGCTGCCACTGAGTCCATTGGTTGACTTGCTGTTGTAAGGCTGCATTCTGTGCTGCCATAGCATCAAGTTGCGGGTCGGGTGCTGCAGCAACCGGTTGCTGTACCGCTGGCTCTGCTGGTGGCGCGGCTTGCGGTTCGGCTGGAACCTCTATCTGGGCATCAGAAACATCCAATATGTCAGTTGTATCCGTTATATCGGTTATGCCGTCTAGCCCTATATCGGCTGGTGCTTCAGGCACCTCTACTGCTGCCGGTTCTACTATCTGCTCATTTTCCATCGTCATGTCCCTCTGACCTCCTTATAGCATCACTGCTTCTCTAGATAGGGAAACTTGCGTTCCGCTGATACCAAGCGATCTTCCAGGGGAAACTTGCGAAGATCTAATATCTAAGCTTCTCCCCGTTGTCCTGGTTCCTCCTCGTGATTCCTTCGGTGGTATCGCCCCACGCCGCGTAGGAATACGCGGGAACATCGATCCCTTTAAGATATCAATCATCTCTTGAATATCGTCT